GTTCGGTATGTTCTTGGACGGTAAGAGTTCTCAGTTACCTATGGTGATTGGTACTGTACCTAAAGAAGGTGATGCGAACCCTAAGGCGGATGCCAACTATCCTACCAACAAAGTGTACGAGACAGAGTCGGGACACTATAAAGAGTATGATGATACGGCTGGTGATGAACGTATTAAAGAATCACACACGTCTGGTACTTTCTATGAGATGACCGATGAAGGCATAGAGATATGGGGCGACACGAAGGTTACTATCCACGGTACTGCTGAAGTCAATGTCACTGCACCTGTAGTTACCGTGAACGGTGGCGTGGTCAAACTGAACTCATGAAGACAGAACTACCATGTTCTGGTACAACTCTACCTACCAAGGCTGAGTTTGTTCAGGTATACAATGATATCCTAATGATACCTAGCAAGTTGAAGGCATACTCCGTTGCGAACCCAGACTTGGATGTCGAGGTGCAGAAACAAATAGATGATGCCATCAAACAGATAGAAGACTTTGCTGAATTACAGTCTAGTATACTATCTCCGTATTGGCAGAAAGGACAGATACGTAACTGGCAGAAAGAAGCTAACGATGCATGGTCGGAACTGATTGATGAGTTCCATATATTTATTCCAGTCAAGATGCTAGAACTGATATCGAGTGTTATCCCAGTAAGTTTCTCGGTATCCGTAATGGGTATCAGTGTCGACCTACTCAAGATACTGGAGAAGGACGAACAAGAGAGTATCAAGAAACAAATCACCGATGAGGTAGACAGGTATTATGATATGGTACCCGAAGGGTATCAGTACTACAAAGGTGAGTTCGGTGTTGAGTGTGATGAATGGAAGGGTAAACTTACTTGGGCATATTTTAAAAACGAGTTGGTTAAGTTGTGTACCAATCTATTGCAGTCTACCTTCGGGGCATTGATCGACAAGTTCAAGACGATATGGGATACCTTGGGTCTACCCAGTCTACCCTCCCTATTAGAGTTTGATGTAGAGACCTTTATACGTGGACAGATAGACTCATTCAAAGAACAGTCACTAGGAGAACTAGAATCTCTTGAATCGCAGTTAGAACAACTCGAAGAGGACGCAAAGACATCAACGGATGATCTTAAGAAACAGATAGATGACCAGATTGCTAAGTTGGAAGATGATATCGCAAACTTCACTATCAATGGGTTCATCGTCGATCAACTCAAAGGAGTGTCCTTGTTCGGTATGTCTCTACTGGATATCATTGGGGGTGAGATCGATACCAATGTTGTGGTACCGGAAGACCAGATAAACGAAATGGTACGTGCCGCACGTGACTGGTTCGCACAGTGGCAGAAAGAACTCATCAACATGTGGATAAAGACGGTCAAGTCATTCCTAGATGCCATAGGACTAGGGGCTGTACTTGACTTCCTAACACTAACATTCTGTGATGTTTTGGAGTTAATTGGGATTCCTTTGTCAATAGATTTGACTTTACCTGAATTACCTCAAATAGACGTTGCGGTTTCTGTATAAATAGTATGAAAAGAGTTAAACCATTATGGGCAATCAATATTCAATAGAAGATGGTAACCTTTCTAATAGACCAATTACGACTAGTGTAGATCGTGTTAATAGTGACGTGGATTGTTCTTTTGAAAAGAAACCGTCGGGTGACGTATATAAGAAGACTGAAGCAGCTGCTGTTCGTCAATCGGTAAAGAACTTACTGATGGCTAACCACGGGTCTGTACCATTCAGACCTCTCTATGGCGCAAACCTAGGAGATCTACTGTTCAGTCTATCTACGGACTTAGAAAAAGAAGATGTGCGTATTGTTATTAAAGAGACTCTACGAGACCACGAACCTAGAGTGAAAGTGCAAAAGGTTATTGTGGACATTGAAGAAGATTACAACAGTATTAGTATACAGGTCATCTTTGAAGTAATATCTACTTTAAGAGTTGAGACTGTAAATGTGAATATCGCGAGGATACGATAAATGACAATAAAAAATTCTGATTTAGATTTTGTAAATATCAAGCAAAGTCTTATCGAACACTTCGGACAAAGTGAAGCCTTCAGTGATTATGATTTTGATGGTAGTGGACTATCAAGTATATTAGATGTACTTGCGTATAATACACACATCAATGCATTGACCGCAAATATGGCAATCAACGAATCGTTCCTAGGTTCTGCTCAGATACGTTCTTCGGTTCTTGCTCATGCTGCGGCATTGGGGTACACTACCAAATCTCGTACATCCTCTAGTGCATTGGTTACTTTAACCATTGACGCTCTTGTTGGTGAAGACGTATTGACATTACCAGCCGGACATTCTTTTAGTGGTGACGTAGATGAATTATCATTCACGTTCACTAATCGAGAACAGTCAACTGCATTCAAACTAAATGACAAATTCGTATTCGAGAACGTTCGGATTTACGAAGGCGTTTCTAAAACTAGCACCTTTGTCTTTTCAGGTGAAGATAATGCTTATGTTATCGCTGATAAAAACATTGACACTTCACAGATGACTGTTAAGGTGTTCAGTAATTTCAACACATCTCAGTATATAAATTACATCAATATAGAAAACGCTGTTACTATCAACGAAGATTCTAAAGTTTATATCATTAAGGAAATTTCAAATGGATACTTTGAGTTGTTCTTTAGTGATGGTAACGTACTAGGTCAAATGCCTACTGTCGGTAGTAAGATTCAGGTAGAGTATTTACGTACACGCGGCCCAGAGTCGAATGGTGTTACGTCGTTCACCGCTGAGTTGTTGAATGGAACTAGACCTATATCCACCGAAGTGATATCCAATTCTGCCGGAGGTTCTGAGAAGGAATCTCTAACTCAAATAAAAAGAAATGCTCCAAGGGCATTCACCGCACAACAAAGATTGGTTACTGCGGACGATTATGAGAATCTAATTAAGAGTAAGTTCTCCTCTCATATAAGTGACGTTGTCGCTTGGGGTGGACAGGACAATATACCACCAGAGTTCGGTAAGGTGTTCGTCAGTCTTAACTTTAATGGTGACGTTGATGAACCTACCAAATTAGCTACCAAGGAATTGATTAGTGACAACCTAACGTCAAACCTATCGATAATGTCTATTGATACCAAATTCGTTGATCCGGTAGACACTTATCTGGAACTTGCTTGTACCTTCAACATAGATGCTGCAAAGACTGTTAGTCCAGAAGCCATGCAAGTTGCAGTAAAGAATGTCATTCGGTCACATTTTGACACTACCCTAGAAACATTCGATGCAGTGTTCCGTAGGTCTAACCTACTGAAAGATATTGATGATTTGGATACTGCGATATTAAACTCACGTATAGACGTTAAGGGTCAACAGAGAGTCTCGATAGAAACCAACTTGCAAAAAGATTATACATTCAATTTCCCATATGCACTGGCTGCTCCAGACAACGATGACCATATTATAACAACTTCTATATTCAAATATCAAGGACTGAATGTATACATTAAAAACAAGATCGGGTCAGACGTACTACAGATTTTTGATCTAGATGGTGTTATTAGAGAGAAGAATATTGGTAACTATATACCATCAACAGGCGTGGTATTCTTATCGGCACTTGCGGTTGATAATATTGGAGCTATGGTATTAAAGGTATCAGTAGTTCCTGCTAACACAAGTACAATACGTCCTTTAAGAAATTACATTATTAACTTAGACGATGACGCTTCATATGCTAGGGCAGTGATCGACCTTCAGTCTACCAGAGTGTTATTGTAAATGTATAACATAGAATTAAATCCTAGTCGGAATCATATATCTTTTCATAACTCCAAAGTTGCGGAAGCGTTACCTGATTTCTATGATAGTGAGTATCCATTATTCGTCAAGTTCTTAGAGACTTATTATGACTATATGGACGGAGACGCTAACGGATCTTTTTCTAGATTAATACGTGACCTATTTCATTCACGTGATATATCTTCCTTAAAATCTTCTATAGACAATTCCGGTAATCCGATACACAACGAGTTTCTTGATTCAGTATTAGAAGAGATAGGTGACGGACTAGAGTCGTCCTCCTTCTATAACAACCCTAGAATGATGACTCGTCTGATCGCAGACTTCTATCGTTCTAAGGGTACCCAGATATCTGCCGAACAGTTCTTCAAAGCATTCTATAATGAAGATGTTGAAGTAACTTACCCAAAGAAAAATATCTTCATACTGAATGATAAATTAGGTGGTTCTCTAGTAGGCCCAGATTCATTACATTATATCCAAGACGATAAGAGATACCAGATATTTTCAGTTCTTTTGAAAACAGGTATACCCTTTAACGACTATGAAGAATTATATAGGAAGATGGTTCACCCTGCTGGATTCCATCTAGCAGCAGACGTAGTAGTCCAAGGATTGGCGGAAATTAATGTTCGTGCTGGATTGACCACAGATCCACTTGCGGTAGCAGAAGCTCCACTACAACTGGTCGCTCTAGCTTCACCGCTCGCTGCTCCACTATTTACCTTACTGACAATGAAAAGTACGGTTCCGGTAGACTCAACATTCGCCGTCAGTTCTGCGAAAACCCTCGAGCAGTATCAGTACATGCCTCTAAGTAGATTGAATGATATTCACGGTACTGTTGCTAATTGGGTATCACCGGCCTCGGTGACTATGGACAACGACAACGTCTTAATGTCTGATACCTCTTATCGGGAGGATGCTGATGAAGAATAAAGCGTTATTGGTAACCCAGCGACAACCAAATTAATATTAACCCCTTGACAGAATTGTTATAAATAGTATAATAGAACGGTAAGGTAATAAAACCAAATGCGAATTTTAGGAAAATGCAATGACTAGACAAATCATAGGTACGGGCGCAGCCGCAAATAATAATGGCGGTGATACTCTACGAGCAGCTGGTAATAAGATCAATGATAATTTTAGTGAACTATATACCCTTATTCAGTTAAATAACGGTGTTCTTTTAGATAGTGGCGTTGCTATTACACTTGACGACATTACCAATTTATTTGCTGACGGCACGTTTACTGACTCTGATCTTGAAATTAGAGTAACGGATAACGAAAGCGATATCGTCAGCATTTTATCGCAACTTAACACTATTCAAATAGACTCTGATCTTTCGGATAGAGTAACTGATAACGAAAGCGATATCGTCAGTATTTTATCGCAACTTAACGCTATCGATAGCGATGCTAGCAACGCGGAAACCTATACTTTAACACGCGACATATTTACTGGTGATGGTTCTACAGCAACTTTTACTTTAGCTGATAGCGCGTATGATCCAGCAATGCTCAATGTTGTTATTGATGGATTAATGCAAGATGTAAGTTCATACAGCCTTTCTAATGGTACGTCATTAATCTTTTCTGAAACGCCGCCTCTTAGTTCTAGTATTGAGGTTAGAGGATTTTTACAAGAACTCTCAGCAGGTGAAACCGCACATACTTTATCCCATGACACATTTACTGGTGATGGTTCTGTAACTACATTTACTTTAGCTCAGAGTGTTACTGAGGCCTCATTGCTCAATGTTGTTGTTGACGGACATATACAAGATGTTAATTCATACACCGTTAACGGTACGTCATTAATCTTTTCTGAAGCTCCTCCTCTTAGTTCTAGTATTGATGTTAGAGGATTTATGACAAAGGCATTTTCAGTCGTTGGAAGTGGAGGAAGTGGATCATCTGAAACACCATATACTTTAACCCGTGACACATTTACTGGTACTGGTGCTGCAACCACCTTTATTTTAGCTGAGGGTGTGACTGATCCATCAATGCTTATTGTCATCATTGACGGATTTATGCAAGATGTAAGTTCATACACCGTTGCTGACACGTCATTAATATTTTCTGAAGCTCCCCCGTTTAATTCTAGTATTGAGGTTAGAGGATTTATAACAAAGGAAGTTTCAGTAAATACTAATCTTATGTCTAGTAGTTTCGTGGCAGACGGAATTGTTGCATCATTTAATCTTAGCTCTCCTGCTGTAAAGCAGAACACTTTTGTGTATATTGATGGCGTTTACCAATTTAAAGATACGTATTCTGTATCAGATACTTTACTTACACTTTCTGGCATTCCTCCGGTGATGTCTGGGATTGAAGTAATTTCTATAGGAGCAGCATACTCTACGAGTCAGGTTGTCGTCCCTACTGAATTAACCAGTAGTGAGTTAACAGGGGACGGTTCCACTACAGCGTTTACTCTTAGTTCTCCTGCTGTAAAAAACAATACTTTTGTTTACATTAACGGAGTATATCAGTTTAAAAGTACGTACTCAGTAGTAGGCGATGTTCTTACTTTTTCTGAGGCTCCTCCTCTTAATGTTGATATTGAGGTTATGGTTGCTGGATTTACCTTAAGCCAAATTAGTGTTATCGATGATGCCTCAGTTACTACATCTAAGATTGCAGATGCTAATGTAACCACTGGTAAGATAGCAAGTAACGCCGTAACCACTGGTAAGATAGCTAGCAACGCCGTAACCACAGGTAAGATAGCAGGCACTGCCGTAACCACAGCTAAGATTGCAGATGATGCCATAACCACAGATAAGATAGCAGATGGTGCCATTACTTCTGACAAGTTAGGTGCAGGGGTAGGTGGAGCATACAATGATTTTGTTATTAAGACAACTGCATACACAGCAGTCACAAGAGACCAGATAATTGTCAATTCTAGTAGTGCTGTAACTATTACTCTTCCTATAACCCCATCATCGGGCAACGTAGTGTTCATTAAGAACGCTGGTACTGGTGAAGTAACGGTTGGTAGGAATGGGTCAAACATTAATTCAACGGCAGACGATGGTACTCTAGCGGCAGACGCTGGTGCATCTCTGGTCTATGTTGACGGAACAATAGGCTGGAAGGAACTTTAAATGGCTATTATATTAGGTGGTGGTTCGGGCGGTGGCGGTGGACTTCCCGTAAACATAGCATTAACGGAATCTCAAACATGGCTTCCTCCTGTTGATGGAACTATCCGCATCCACGTTATAGGTGGCGGTGGCGGCGGCGCTGGGTATAACGATACCCGATACGGCGGCGGTGGAGGGGGATATTGTCAACTGAACTCTTTAGCTGTTACAACTTCTGATTCATTCGTAGTTATGATAGGTGCTGGTGGTGGTGGCGGCAGTCAGGCCGGAGCGGCAGGTGGTACTAGTTCCGTAGCATCCACAGGTTTACTTTTAAGAGCTTTTGGTGGCGGGGCAGGTGGTTCATCTGCTCCTACAGGAGGGGTTTGTACAGGTGGGGACTATAACTATCAAGGACAGGTAGGAACGACGTATGGTGGAGGGGGTGTTATGGTACACGGAACAAACCCTGCCACAGGGCCAGGCGTTTCCGAAGGCGGTGGCGACTGTGACTCGATGGGCGATGTTTCGTTATCTGGTCATGGACTGCTGATTGGCGGCCGTGGTGGAGATGTAAGTCAAGGGGCATCAAATCACGGAGAATTTTTAGCAGGGGGTGGTTTAAATCAAAGAGATGGTTCAAGTTACTTTACGGTTGGCGGAAAAGGAGGAGTTGGTGGTGGCGGTGGCCCCGGTAAAAATAGCACCTATTATCGTGCCTACGGTGGTGATGGCGGCGACGGCATTGTAGTTATCCAGTACTTACCCTCTTAAGGAAAATTAAATGTATTATAATATAAAAGATGCTGATGGCAACATTACAAATACCATCAAAGCTAATTTAGAGTTTGTTGAAGCTAACTTTGAACATTATGAGGAGTATGTTGCACCTACACCTGTAGAACCTACAGAAGAGGAGTCTGAACGTATGTGGCGTGATGCAGAACTATCTCGTACTGACATATCCGCTACAGTTTCTGACTACCCTAACGCAGATGCTTACATTTTGTATAGAGAGGCCCTTAGAGACTGGCCTGCAACTTCAGATTTCCCAGCAAACCGGCCGGTGTTAGGAGAATAAAATGGCTATTATATTAGGT